ATGGCATTCAAGAGGTCGTCGGTTCGATCCCGATTATCTCCACCAAATTTTATAGCTTTATCAATTAGTTAGTTATTGATAAGGTTTTTTCCTCTTTGTGTTTGTGCCAATTTTGTGGCAAAAAGTTGAACATTGTTGGCGTGGTTTTGTAAATGCTCAACAGATAAATGCGCATATTTTCTCACGGTGTCTGATTTACTCCACCCGCCCAACTCTTGCAGCACATATAACGGCGTTCCCGACATAATGTGTCTTGTCGCCCAAGTATGGCGCAAGTCGTGAAAACGGAAGTCTTTGATTCCAGCTCGTTGTAATGCCGCACGGAACGCTTTAGTGTTTGCAATGCGAACCGGCTTGCCTTTATATGTGAACACGTTTTCTTTGTGCTTGCCAAATTGTGATACAATCACTTCAATAGCTTTGTCGTTTAACGGTACGCCAATGCTATTACCTGTTTTTGATTGTTCCGAATTTATCCAAGCCTGTCTTTTGGATAAGTCAATTTGCGACCATTTTAGCTGGGTGATGTTCGACATTCTTAACCCAGTCAAAATAGCAAATTGAACAATTGGCTTTAAGTGCTCCGGCAATTCTTCTATGAGCCTTATTTCTTCGTGTTGGGTCAACCATCGTACACGTCGTTTGGGTTCAGGTAAGAATTTTATTGCTGGGCATTTATCCAACCAATCCCACTCAACCGCCGCTCTTAATATCACTCTTATCTGCTGCAAAACGGCATTAATTGTTCTTGCCTTAACGCCTTCCTTCGCTTTTTCATATTGGATGAATTTTATTAAAGTGCGGTCAATTTCGTTGAGTTTTTTATCACCAAGATATTTATCAAGCCATACTAACCCGTAAAGCATGTTTCTATCTTGTTTGCGCTTTGGCTTTTCATCAAGCCATTGTACTACGGCTTCCTGCCAGGAATAATTTGGGCGCTCACCAAGTTTAAATACTCGCCAGCATTCGTTATATTCCTTTGAGGCTAATTGCTGCGCTTGATTTTTGTCTGAAGTCCTAGCGCTTCGGCGTACGCGCTCACCATTTGGCGACGTGAACGAGTAATGCCAGATTTCCCCTCTTTTCTTGAGGGAGATGATTTGACGTGACATATATTCTCCTTATGCCCCGCCTCTTGCTCGGGGTGATCTTTATCCTTTTTCAAGAATTTTTCAAGCTCTTCAACATCAAATTTCCATTTTCTGCCGATCTTGTAAGCGGGTATTTCTTCTTTGTTTGCCATCTCCCGTAGTGTGACGGGGTGCATATCAAGGATTCTTGCCGCTTTATCTGTGCCTATTAATTCCATACTTTCTCCAAAAATAAAGCCCATTTGTGCGCTTATTATCTAATCAATATCACGGTTTAATATTTCGCTTATCTTGTCACCTGATTTCTGCTGAATGAAATCATTTATCACTTTATACAATCGCCATTTGTATTTAAGAGGTATATTTGTGCTTGGACCGTTTTTAATTGATATTTCCATTTCGTAGAAATATTGGAACCCACGAATTGTTAATTCTTTTGATTTATGCTGAAGGTAATAACCATCAAAATCCCATTCTTCACTATGCTTAGAAAGGCTAGTGCATAGCTCAAGATATACACCGTTAAGTGGATAGATAAAAGAACATAACCAAGATATAAAATATTTTAACATTTGAATTTCTCCTGTTTTGATAAAAATAAAAAACCGCACTTTCGCGGTCTGTTGTTACTCTTGATACCGTTTACCAGTTAACATCTCAATAACTTGGATTACGTCGTCTTTTGATTTGTAATATCTGCCATGCTCTAGTGCCGAGTGATAATGCTCTTTGGCTCTTACGCTTTTTACGATCAGTTTATGGTTTAAATTCGACCCAAAATAGTACAAATAATCCGCATCATCCGGTATCTCGTAGATTGGCTTAGGCAATTCACGTAAAGGCGCCTTAATTGGCTTGGGTTCTCGCCACATGCCGACAATGTCTAAATCTCTACGACTACCGTCAAAATTACCTTTATAATCCCATGCGGCCGCAATCTCTAAGTCTGGCTCGGACTCATAATAACCAAGTAAATCATGACATTTGAACGTTTTTAATTTTTTAAGCAAAAAAGCTTTGTTTCCGCCTTCGAGCACAAAAGCTTCGCCTCCCAGCGCCCGATCTAAATCAAACTGTTCGGGCTTGTCTTGCCAAAGCGAGACAACACATGATAGGTCCTGGTCAGTCCACTGCAACGACCAATCGTCACCTCTGGTGATAATAACCAAATACGGATTATCTCGGTGAGTTTCGCCCACTAACACCAGTTTACACTTATCCCCCGATTGCGTCATACCGTAATTGCCATTTAAAAACGCGTGTTTTTCTTGTTCATTCAACATTTTATTGTCCTTTTTTGAGTAATAAAAAGGCCCTCACGTGGAGGGCTTGGGGTTGGTTAGGGTTGTTTATTTCTTTGGCTTGTATTTGTCTAGATACGATACATCGGCGGGAGTAGCAGGTAGTCCCGCTTTACGGGGCGGCAAACTTTCCAGTAGCTGCGATTCCCACTGTGGGAAAATTATTAGAAACGCTTTGTCTGTATCAACGGACAAAATAGTATCTTTTAAATTTTTTAGGTCTCTAATGATTTCGTCGGCAGTTGATCTGGCTTTATCTATTAATGCCTTGCATCTTTTGCTTTTTAAGAAATCTACCTCAACCCATAAAGAAACGCTGGAATATCCAATAGTTACGCTAACATAGGTGTAAAAATTTAATTTTTGTCCGGTTGCTTTTTCAAGCGTTGATTTGTACCATTCAACAAACCATAACGGCTGCTCTTTGTCTATTTCGTCCTGTAACTCCTTGCCTATTTGATGCGCATTTTTAATATCAAGAGCTTTAATGATTTTGCTATATATGTTTTCTTTTACTTGTTTACTTAGTTTCATTTTTCCACCTTAATTTTTAATAAAAAAGCCACTTATTCAGCGGGTTTCATAGTTTCTAAAATTTCTTCCGGAGTTTCCGTCACTCGGTAATATGAATTAGCATCCCCGGAACAATGTAAACTTGTCATGCTGTCGTCTCTTGACATGCCTTCAATTAAATCCATGTTTATGAATATGACGCTGTTTATTGTTGATAACTTGATAAAGTTAGCCATTTTTAACCTCAATTTGTATTAAATGTGGAGCGTTTGCCTTGATGAAATCCACTAACTGCGTCGCTAATAGCAGCACGTCGTTTTCCATCTCCGGATAGCGGTAAAATGAAATCTGTGTAACGCTCTTGATGACGCACTTATCCGGTTCCGCTGCCGGGGTGTATTTTTGGAATAAGTTATAAGTAAACTTACTCATACCCAGCCAAGATAAGTAACACCGCCACTGCATTGAGTCGGTGTAATTTTCCGCGTCAATGTATGCAGTGAGCTTGTGATCAAAAACACAGTCGCTTTCCATTGCATCAACTACGCCAACGAATGTAACCAGTTCATCATTTATGCGTTTAGCGATTTCAAATTTGAATTCTTTTATTCGCGGGATGTGAATTTCGGTATCAATTTCGCTAAAATCGAATTTAAAGCCATCTTTCTCAACAAAAGCTAGTGTCATATTTTCATAATCTTCCAAGACCTTATGAAAGGCGGAACCGGCAAGCATAGCTTCATTTGGTATCACTTTCTTTTCGAGATAAGCAATCATTTCTTCAATAGTCGCTTCCTCGTTCTCAAGCCACCGCCGATAGGATTCAAGTTGTGTAGCAGATATGCGGATCATGATTCAATTTCCTCAAATTCTTTTGTTTCGGCGTTGAATTTAAATCCGCTTTTCCGCGCATAGTCCAATAGCAGTTTTTTGTGAAGGTTCGACATATTTGGATCGATTGCAGAATTAAACTGCTCGATTGTCATCAGCTCGCTAAATTTTGCGTGAATATCATCTAATTCCTTTTGCGACTGTACAGCTTCGGCGGATTGTTTGTTTAATCCGTCTTTTACCCTATTAATGACGCCATCAAGGAATTTGGGTTCGGCTTTGAAATTTGGTACCGGAATTGCGTCAAATTGCACTGGATTTTTACCGAACCCGGTAGAGCTTGGGTTAAAATCCAAAACTCTTTTGTTTGTGTCATCAAAGCGCAATCGCCCCATCAAATCCGCCACTTTGTAAATTTCCGTTTTTGAGCTACCTTGTATATCCAAGCGTTCTACGAATTCATCTTTTTGCTGCTGTTCTGTCATGTGAGACAATAGAACAACATCTTTACCAAAACTGCGCAATTGTGTTAGCCATGAACTGAATGCGTGTTTTAGTGCGCCGTAACCTTGTTGCGTTAACTCACCACCGCCGCGCGTTGTTCCTTTAACATTACGCCGAACAATATCTGCCGTTAAAATATCCAGCGCGCGCCCCACGGTATCAACAATAATTGTGTCGTAAGTTGCTAAGTCGTCTTCGGTAATGTTTGTTACATCAGACCAACTATCAACCTGCACGGTATCTTTGCGGAATTGTGAGCGATAAGATCCGTGATCAAAGTCGAGTAGTAATGGTCTTGAAGCTGTAAATGCGGTTGAGGTTTTGCCTGCCCCCGGGGGAGCGTATAAACAAACAATAATATTTTTAACCTTGATCGGTTGTGCTGATGAAATAATTTTCAGTGCCATATTGACTTCTCCTAATAAACTTTATTTTCTAACTGTTTTCTTGCCACAAACTCAATCGCGTTATCGCGTAAGGTTTCTAACTTATCCCACGCGCCGGCGCCGATAGCTAACCATTGCAGATTTAAATCATCGTCGCTAATAGAGATTGCGTTGTTGATTGCATCAATCAGAGCTTCATCGCCGTTTCTGGCTTGCTCATTTATTCGTGCTTTTTCGGCTTCAAGTTGGGCTTCGTAACGTTCGCCCGCTTCAATTTGTGTGTGATATTCCGCTTCCCACCGATTTTCCCATGCTGTTTGTAATCCGTTCATAGTTAACCCTCAAACAATCCGCGCACCATGCAGGCACTAATCGCGGTTTCTTGGTTTATCATCGACACTCCTAAAATATCAGCTTTGGGATAAGACGTTAAAAACGCTTCTACTAATTCGGAGAGTGCATTAAACGCATCCGTTTTCGTTTTTTGAATTCTCGTTCGCCGTTCCACAAGTTTTGTTTTGGTGTCGATAATTAAGCCTCTAAATCCGCCGTCATTTGCTAAAACTTCTAACATATACTTATTTGCCATTTCGTTTCTCCTGTAAAAGTTCGGTATGTTTCTCTAAATAAATTCGACTTTCGGTTGTTAAATTCGGCTGGGCGTCGCCATATTCGGCTATCCATTCGGCTTTGGCCTTAGATTCCCACTCGGTGTAGATTTGCTGACTCATATCGTTATCGCAATAATCTGTTGTGTTATCTGCGTGAGCGGGTAGAGTGATTAATGCGACGGCGTATAACATCATCACGCCGGTAATAATCGCCAAAAGTGCGGTTGTAATAATTTGTTTCATGGTAGTTTCCTTGTTAGTTAAAAGCTGAATTTGAGGTGTAAAAATCCGCCGCAGGCTTAAAAAGTGCGGTCGGATTTTGCGTTGTTTTAGAAGTCGATTTTGACGGCTTTAAGGTCAAACTTGCGTAGGTGGTTTAATACGCGCCAGTTTGTCATTGGGTCGATGTCAATGTCTTTGGTTAGGCGGTTTAGAGTTTGGTTTGTGGTACGCAGTACGCTTAGATATTCGTACGCTTGCCCGTAGATTTTCCCGCTCATGTTTGAGCCTAAAGCATTAAAGGCTTTTTCAATGTGTTGGAAGGTGCCTACGCCGCGTTTGAAGGCGAACCATAGCCAGACGAGCTGTTGTAGCTCATATTCGGTCAATTCCACGGTGAAGCGTTTTTCCGGTGCGGGCAAAGCGGGTTGTTGAAGTTGATATTGTCCTGTTTTGCGGATTTGCGGAAGGACTTCTTCAAAGACCCAATTTTGAAAGTTTTTCGCAATAGGTTTTTCACTGCGAAAAATAATCCGGTATAAGTTAGGCTCATTAATAAATGCAGTTCTACGTTGCTTTTCGTCTTTCGCCAAAATGTACGCTAAACGTACACCTTGCGGATCTAACATTTGACTTTGAACCCTGCGTGAATTTTGAATTTCAAAAATTTCACAAACATCAAGCAAGCAAAAGTGCGGTTGGTTATCAAAGAGTTCTACACGAACTGGATTTGAATTGAAATTAAAGATTTGTAAGTCTGACATTTTTATGCTCCTAGTCTTATTAGTTATTGCCACTTAGTGGGTGGCAGGTTTCAACTACCGAGACTAGTCGGCGGAGCTTATTCCCCGAAGGTTTTTTATTTGGCTCTCTCAACCCGCCATAATTGGCAATACCTAAATTTTAGGCATAAAAAAACCGCTTATTGGCAGGTTGCGGATAACCGCTAGTCTTGTTAGTTGCGATTATCGTAAGCCAAATAGCGGAGATTGTCAATATTAGTATTTTCTGAAATTTACCCAGTTTCGACACTGGGCGTCGGGAGGCTGAAAAACCCGCAATAGGTAGGGCTGGACGTATTCCCCTCTCGGGTATTATATTAGTCGCCCTCCCGACATAGTCAGGATTACGGATATAAAAAAATCGCCTTGTGGCGATTAGTGAACTATCCGCCTATTGCATTGAGGTTTTCAGACCTTGAGGCGAATAGTAAATAAAAAATCCCACGTTGTAAAGTGGGATTTTGAAAATTTAGTGTTTTGCTGCTTGGTTAGCGAAGTATGCCCAACCTATCATTACAGCTGCAAATACTGCTAACCCGAATGTTAAGCCCATTATTGCACCTCCTCTTTCATTTTTCTGAATTTGCGACCTGCGAACAGACCACCATATTAGCGATGTTCCACATTGGCTTACTCCGTTTATATTCAATCCTGTGGTTATCGTAGTGTGAAGTGGGGTGGTTGTCAATGCAATTAATTTTCGTCATTAATATGACGATTGGCATAGTTAGTTAGGGAGCTTGATAAAATTGCAGTAACAACAAATGTTCTGATTTGTTCGAGTTGTGCTTGATTCAAAAAGTGCCAACATACAGGGGAAAGCATATGATATAAGTAAAATATTCCACATAATACCACTGCTGAAACAACACCCCATAATCCAATTAAAGCAATAATGTTAACATGATTTTTAAAGGCTTGATCTCTTGTATGATTATTCCTTTTAGCCGTTCGTTTAAGCTCTTCATCAAGTTCATCAGGGTGATCAGATATTTCAGGACGACGATTTTTCGTAGTGTTTGAATCAAACGTTTCCACTCGACATTTCTCCATCTGAAATAACGGTGCCCAAACGATCCATTGCCCAAGCTCCATCTTTATCGTGTGTCATTTCTGAAAGTTGCCAGCCACTAAATGCACCGTAGGTTGCAATCACCTTATCTAAAAATAAATCGTCCGTTGTTTCAAGCTGATATGCCACATCCTCACCACGAAAATCTTTAGCAAATTGGCGAATAATGCCACCTCCATTACGAGCAAATTCGTAGTAAACGGATTGAATAACCGGCCCATATTGCCATCGAACAAATTCGTCATTAATTAAGCGGCAGCTGTGAACCCTTAAATACCAAGACTGCGCAAAAAACATCAATTTTTGCAGTTTCATTGGTGTGAGGGCGGGAATTTTCCCTTCTTGTGCTTTCTGAATGAAAGCATTTGCCACTTGCATTGCTGAATATGCCATAATGCCTCCTTAAATAAACACGTTTGACTATTGAAATACCTGTATAGTGGAATTATACAAGTAATGAAAGATATGTTTTATTTATACATTGTGCCATAAGTTTTCTTTTCAAGAAAGACTGTATGACTTAAAAAAGCCCCTCGCATGGAGGGGCAAAACCTAAGAACAAAATATGAGTTGCATAAGTTTTAAGCCATCATGCTGGGCTGAATAGGTTGACTCTAGGAGGCATTCGAACCCTGTAGACTTTTTCACAGCATATTAATTTAAGATAAAACATAAAATTAACCTTGTTATTTACTAAAATAACAAACAAGAGCCATAGGATGCCTTTCTGTTTGGTATATTAACACCTCTTATTCAGCTGATGAAGTTTTAGATCACTTAACCAGAGTGATTGACTTCAACGATGCTATTTTCGTTGCAAATATGAGTAATGCTTCTTGGCGAGGATTATCTGCCGAAGTACAGAAATTTATTCAGGAACAGTGGTTGAACTAGTTCCGCAACTGCCGAAACCTGTATTTTGGCCGTAGAGATTAATGCGCTCTAATGCTCGACAACATCTATCGGCAATTAATTCAGGCTCTAGACAGCCGTTTTCAACAGCTCTTAATACAGCCCATTTGATATTATCTTTATCTTTTTCAGATAGGCTGTTTTCTTTTTTTTCTTCCATTTTTTAACCTCTTTAGTTTTATGTTTGCCATTTCAAAGCGCACTCTGTCTTGCATTCGTGTTTCCGCGCGCTTGGATTCAGTCTCTGCCGAATGCGCTTTAAAGTGGCGGCCATGGCTGGATTCGAACCAACATCTACCCCAGATAAAGAGCCTTTATCTTAAGCTGGGGCTACTTTCCTTAAAGCTACATGGCCGTTACCGCCTCTCCGGTAGTCACGCACTTCTCGCGGCGTTGACGAGTATTAACCGATCCGTGGGCTTGTTTGCCGTTTCCCCGACCGAACTCATATCCTCTTTGGGATTGCTTAGAGACATAAACAGCGCTGCCCTTGATTCGCCAACCACCTCTTTTCGGTTAAACACGCGACACAGTTTTCTGCTTGGGGGTTACTCGACTTAAATCAGCCGATAATTTATATCCCGCATGAGACCAAATTGTCTAAAATTCAAAACAGGTTACTGATGAGTGCCTTTCTTTATGCTTGTAATGGCTTCAAGCCAGAAAAGGGACGAATAAATAATTACGCTATGCCCTTAGCCTCGGAGCGGCTTAACCTATCCCTTTTTTTATCAGTTAAGCGGCATTTTTGTTATCTCGCACTTGTAGCAAGTCAGTGCGAATTACTGCGATAACAGTTTTTTTTCAAAGAGATTGATTCTTTATTTTGCGGCTCAATCTTAAGCCCTGTTATCGTCTCTCCGATATGTCACGCCTTTAGCTAACGTTTGCTGTCTGTCGCTTTCCCATTTTTAACCAACTTGAAAACAGACAAAAAGGTGTGGTTCGGTTGCTTACGTTTAGCTATTCCCACCCATTGGCTTTGTTTGCATTTCCGTAAGCATTCACACCGCAATGTAAGTTTTCCCCATCCGTTCATCGCTATTTGCGATCCATCGGGATTGGCGTGTTATCACAACAAGACCATAAGTCACTTACTCCTAACTACTTATCGCTAATTAATCGGTGAGCTTCGTCATTCTCACTGCCGTCTTAACTGCGCTTAAGTATTGGTCGATGTGTTTTTAATCGTATTGTTAAAGAGCGTTGAGATTGTGTATCTCGTTTTGATGTGGCTAAGTATAATTTCGCTTTACTCTAAAGTAAAGTATTTTTATACATAAATATTAAAATAATTGACTTTTGGTGTGTAAATAATTGACTTTAAATAAATTTATTTTTTACTGGTTGCTGTTTTTTTAATCAATTAAGAGGTGTACGGAAAGTGTGGTAGGTTTTTAAGGTGTTTTAGTAAATTACGGACAATAAAAAACCGCGTCAGTGCGCGGTTTTATGATTATTGACTATCAAAGATGGTGTTAATATTTTTACAAATTGTAGCGTTTTTAAATAAGGTTCCTAAAACTTTATCCGGATAGTTATGTTCAATAATCTTAAGGAGTTTTTCATAAGTTGCGTTGAATTTTTCTGGAATGTTAAGCGGATCCAAGTTGATTTCGCTTTGCTGAGAAAATTGATGGATGTCAACTTGATTTAGTACAAGAAAGGCTAACATTCTATTTCCATGAATTAACGTACCGTAAGCTTTTCCACTTCGTTTAGGCAGCGAGATTACTTTTTCTTGAATAAGTTGCTCAATTTGTCTTAAGCATTTTACAGCAGTGTAAACATACCTCCCCGTGGTGTTAGCATTGAAGATAGTGGAGTAAGGTTGTTTGCTGACATTTTCATAAAACTTACCAATTTCTCTTTTGGCTTGGACAGCTAGTGAGATTTGTTTGGATGCGCAGGCAAGTGCGATAGTCGCCTCAGAAAGATCAAAAGCGTTTTCTGCGCTTCTGAATGTTTCCACTCTAGAAATATTGTATTCAATATTATCAAGAGCAAGTTCTGTTTTTAATCTAATTTGGTGTTCATCAAGTGAAACAAAATCTCTATTCTCAATTCGATTCTGCCTGTTGTTGGCTTTGGTAATATTAATGCCAACATTATTTGGGGCCTTCTCCAATGAGATGATTTTTATAGGGATCCGAACACTTTCAAGATTAACTCGTTCCTCGTCATCTATCTGTCCAATTGTGCTAACGGTTTGTGCGCCATTAACAATATTGGTATTAAGTAGCTGAAATGTACCAATATCACGATTATTTCCGTTTGCGATGGATTTTTTAACACTGTCTGCAATGAGCGTAATCCCATTATTGTAGAACCAAAACATTTCAGGTGTATGTTGAATGGTCTCTTTAATTTCTTCATTAACATCAGTAAAACCTAACATTTTACGAATATTTTTTGAGAAAAGGCGGTTACCGAATTGTTTATACCAAGAATGGACTTCCTCTCCTGAAACAACGCCAAAGACAGCATAGTAGGGGTCTTCCACTTTTCCCCATTGAGTAAGACCAACATCAATGTTGATTGGATCCCCCTCTACACCTTTTGCGAGACTGGCGTGAATTTTAGCCTGGGACAGATAATGAAAAGTCATGATATTTTCTTTTGTTCCATCCCCGGCATCATTGAGTTCATCTACAAGATCTTGCATGGTTCGGTCGTTATGAATACTTAAAGCTTCATCACCAGTATGAATGAGTATCACATCAAACTTTGAATCAAAAGAATTTATCGCACTTTCGATGATATTTTGTTTGTTTTGGACTTTTTGATTAAATCGTTCAAATTGTAAATCTATTAAATCGCGGATCCCGTCGGTAAATTTTTTCACATCACCATTGTTAGGCTGTCCACTGCCTTTATGAATCCATTTGGATTGAACAATGACAATTTTCTTATTATTTGGGGCATAGTAGAATGCATCAATGCCATTATCGTCATAACCATCAACTATTGAATTAGCTGCGTCTATTTCAGAAGTTTGCGCATAGTTCATCACAGCATAAGCAGCAAGATAGCGTGTTAAGCACCGCGATTTTCCCTCCTCTGATTGTGGATCCTGAATATCAGAGATGTCCACTTTATTTTCAAATAATTCTATGATTTTTGTTGCAATTTGTCTTACATGAAGTCTGCTCATTTCATCCCCTCAACAATAAGGTTGCTATAGCCCGTTAAACCCACCTTGCCATACTACGCGACCAATGATTCTATCCTCCTCAAAGGAAAATAAATCAGGGTATTTATTTTTATCTACATTGTCGCTGCTATAAAGCCATGTGCGATCGGCTCCGCGTCGCAGTCTTTTGATGACAGTACCATTTCCGGTTCTAATAATAGCGAAAACAGCGCCTTCTATAGGTGTTGTCTGGGAGAGGTCTAACATTACGGTTGCACCGTTTTCTATTGTTGGGGACATACTGTCGCCCATCGCGTAAATTATGCAGGCGTCTTTTTCGTGTATGCCAAGAGAAGCCAACTGCTTTCTGCTAAATGGTAATCCTCCTGCAATATTTGCCACATCGTCATTTCCATCAAAACCTTGTCCACATTCGGCGCGAGCCTGATACTCTGGGATGATTATAGTATCTTCCTTTTGTGCGCTAGATAATTCAGTCAATTCATTATCTTCGACATGAGGTAGAGGGATTCCCGCCAAAGTAGCCATTTCTAAGATGTTTATAAAACTTGGAGTCGTTCTACCATTTTCCATAGCTGAAACATTTGCTTTAGTCATATTAAGTTTATCAGCTAAGGCTTCTTGAGTAAGTCCTGCCGCATTACGAGCTTTTTTAACCCATTCGCTCAGATTTAGATTAGCCATTTTATCCTCCTTATTGCTTACCACTCCTATTGTAAAGTTTTATTATACTTTTTAAATATAAATTTACTTTACCTTAATGTATATTTATTTTATACTTTGGTATTATGTTGATATACAAGAGTTATGAGGCATGAATAAAAAACAGATTGCACTAGGAAAAGCGATTGAAAAACTTGGATCACAAGTTGAATTAGCAAAAGCATTAAACGTTACCAGAGCGCAAGTTTGGCAGTGGTTAAATGGCGTTGTACAGGTTTCGGCAGAACGTTGTATTGAGATCGAAAAACTGACAAGTGGCGAGGTGACGTGTGAAGAACTGCGGCCCGATGTCGATTGGGCGGTATTAAGAAACTCAGGGAAACAACAATGAATGCAGAAGAATTTATTGAAAAACAACTCCGCCAAACCCTGATTCAGGGGGGGTAGATCTTGCGTCAATCAATGATGCAGTGGAGATGTGCTTAAAAGAATATCGTCAACGTAGTTCGTTTAAACCGGACGTGATGACGTATTTATTAGATAAGGCAAAACGTTTTGTAAAAACGTCAAGTACGAAAGGCAAATAAAAAAACCACGGCGGCAACCGTGGCCTTTACACTCACAAGGAGTTTTCAAAAGATGGAGCAATTATTAAACATCTCAACACAAAACGCAAGCACTTTGACGATGAGTAGTCGAGAGATTGCCGGGTTAATAAATAAAAATCACAGTGATCTATGTCGCTCAATCGAAAGACTTATTGCAAAAGGTGTTATATGGGGGTATCAGCCAACGGCTTACACCCACCCACAAAACGGACAGACTTACCGCGAATACCAATTAAATAAACGGGATAGCCTAATTGTTGTTGCTCAAAATTGCCCAGAATTTACAGCGGCGGTTGTTGATCGCTGGCAGGAGTTGGAAGAGCAACGAAAACCAAGCGCATTTTTACCGGATTTTACCAACCCGGCAGAATCCGCGCGGGCGTGGGCGGAGGAATACGAAAAACGGCAGATTGCCGAACAGCAGGCGGCTCTAATGAAACCTAAAGCGGACTTTGTGGATAATTACGTATCCGCTGGAGGAAGTAAATCCCTGCGCGAAACCGCAAAAATCTTAAAAATGCCAGAGCGTGATCTAATCATGAAATTAATCTCCGACAAATGCTTATACCGAACATCGGGCAACGGTAATCTACTGCCGTACCAATCCCGCCACTCACAGGATCTTTTTACAGTCAAAACAGGCGTAACAGACAATGGTCACAATTACACACAAACACGCGTAACTGCTAAAGGCATCCAATGGATCGCTAATCGCTACGCTTCGGAGTTGATGTCATGAGTATGCGTTTAATGGCTCAAGCAATGAGTATTAAAGTCGGTAATCCATTGCGCAAGCTGGTATTAATCAAACTCGCCGACAATGCTAATGATGATGGTATTTGTTTTCCGTCCTACCAATACATCGCGGACGTTTGCGAAATATCCAAAGCAAGCGCGCGTACTCACATTGACGCCTTAATTAAAATGGGATTTGTGAGCAAAAAAGCCCGTAAAAATAAAGACGGATCTAGCTCGAATTTGTATCTATTGCACCTTGAAAAAGGTATGCCAGCAGATAGCACAGGTATGCCAGCAGATAGCACAGGTATGCCAGCAGATAGCACAGGGGGTATGCCAGCAGATAGCACCATAACCTGTCACTCTTCTGAACCAGTCAATAAACCTAAAAAAACTTCACAAAAAAATACCGCACTTTCGCTGCTTGCCGAGTTCGGTATCACCGGTCAGCTTGCCGATGACTTTGCCGAACACCGAAAATCGAAAAAAGCGGCGATTACGAGGACCGCACTTGAGGGCTTTCAGCGCGAAGCCGACAAAGCGGGCATTCCACTTGCCGAAGCAATCGAAATCGCTATTTGCCAAAACTGGCAAGGTTTTCGGGCTGATTGGTGTAAAAACCTGTCCGGCGCGAAAGGCAAAAAACGCGATGATTTCGCCGACGACGGCAGCTGGGCTATCGGTCGCACGGTCAATGTGCCGCGAGGGTCGATGATATGAGAACCGTAGCAAACTTAGCGCAGGTCATCGGTAGCGAGCCAAACTATCGCGCGCCGGTGGAAAAAGCGCAGATTTCTGACAACGCAACGAAACTTGTTGATCGTATGTTCCAACGGCTGAAAGCGTTACACCCAGCATGGAAACAAGCGTTTGCCACCACCGAAGATTACAACTACGCAAAGCAAATTTGGCTTGAAGAATTACTCAAAGCCGGCGTTGTTACCCCGTTAAAACTCAAACGCGGGCTTGATATTGCCGCCACTCAGGCAAGCGCATTTTTCCCGTCAGTCGGTCAATTCATCGCATGGTGCAACACAACGGATTACACCGCACTTGGCTTGCCAACGCCTGACGAATTGCCGGCACGAGTAAGTAAATTCCAAGCAGTTTACTGCTCGGACGGCGAGGATAAATTTAATTATTTATCGGACGCAGAATACTGGTTATTAACCGACTTGTGTAGCCGCGGTCGTCGTGACCAATGGACACCTGCGGAATTTAGAAAAGAGTGCGAACAGGCGCTCAAGGCAATGGCAAAACGGATTGAAAGCGGTGAAGCAATACCGGCACGCAGAAGACAACTACCGGCACAAACAACCGTGCCAACCAGCCCGGAGAAAACCGCAGAAAACATCGCAAAACTCAAACAGATTTTAGGAATGAAAAAATGACAGATCAAAAATTCGATAAAGACACATACCCAACATCAATTTCGCTATTTAACCCGATTCATGCTGAATTTGGCTTTACGATTGATGGTGCCGCACTACCGCACAACGCAAAACTTGAGCGATATGTAACGCCGGAAATGGATTACTTAACTTACCCACTGCAAAACGAGCGTATTTTCATCAACCCGCCATTTAGTGATCCGTTAAGTTTTATCAAACGTTCCGTCGAACTGTTTGAAAATCACAACTGCTTAGTGGCTATGTTGTTGCCGGTTGATATAAGCACAAAATGGTTTGCTTTGGTGGCTGAAAAAGCAACGGAAATTAGATTTATCATCGGTGGCCGCGTGAAATTTTTAAATCCTGCAACGGGCAAGTACACAGATGTTTGCCGTGGGAATATGTTTGCAATCTTTAATCCGGCTCACAAAGGCATGAGCCAAGTTATCCGCAATGTTCATATCAACACCTTTAAAAATTTGGAGTGGCGGCAATGATTAGCAATGATTTTAAATGTCCTAAATGCGGCGCACCTCTTGAGGATTTATGGGATTGTCACCTTTAGGAATGATGCTATGAGTCAATACAAACCTTTTTTCTTGCGCGATCAACGCATTAAAAATAATTGCTTAGATTTAATCAAGGAACTGCCAACGGACGACAAAAAACCGTTGGTAGTCAAAATCCAACCGATGACGCGCAACCTTGAGCAAAACGCGAAGCTCCATGCGATGTTAAGCGATATTAGTAATCAATGCGAGTTCGGCGGAGAGAAGCGGGATATAAATACTTGGAAGATGATTTTTTGTTCCGCCCACCGAATCGCAACGGGAGACAAAGCAGAAATGGCAATTGGGCTTGAGGGCGAGGTGATTAATTTACGCGAATCTACCGCACAAATGAGCGTAAAGCGCATGGCAAGTCTTATAGAGTACGTTACCGCATGGGGCGTAGCGAACGGGGTTAAATTTAACGACAGATGGGGATTTTACGGGAGATGAAATTTTTGACTGTTTTGATTTTAATTGTTGTGAGTTGTTTTTGTATTGCAAACGTTACTGATGGCGCAACCGGTTTATTTTGTTTGGTTTTATGCTTTGTCAGTTTTGTTTTTGGCGCGTATGTGTACCACGATCAGCTAAAAGATAAAGTGAAGAATGGTGAGTTATTTGAAATCAGTGGCAAATATTACGCGGCCAAGTATGTGAAGGACAAGGTGGAGTGATGAGTAAAGAAAAATTTAATCGCACTAAGCAGGTTGTAAACGTCGGTACAATCGGACACGTTGATCACGGAAAAACGGAATTAGCAAAAGCATTATTGAGACACCGTGAAAACTGGCGTAAATGGAGACAATCCGGCAATGCGAATTTAATTAATGGGGTGCGCAATGAACCAGATTAATTATTTTACGTTATTGGCTGTATTATCACTAATGCCTGTATTTTTACTGATTTGGTCGCTATTTTTCGCCGCTGATAAATACGCCAATAAGATTTTTGTTTATTGCCTTGTCGCTTGTGTTTTGGGCGGCTTTATGTGGGTAGCGGTCGGAATTGGGCTTGGATTGACCGCACTTGTTGGAGGTGCGTAATGCGGGTTAAATCGCTCAAGCCTAAAAAATGCAAATCATGCGGAATGGAGTTTATCCCGCAAAACTCTCTCCAAAAAGTCTGCTCAACTAAATGTGCGATTGATTTGGCCCGTCAAAACGCACAGAAAGAGCTAGATAAGACGGAAAAGAAAAAGCTGAATGAACGTAAGGCTAAATTAAAAAGTCGCTCGGAATGGCTAAAAGAAGCTCAAGCTGTGTTTAATAAATTTATCCGTTTACGGGATAAAGACCAACCTTGTATCAGTTGCGGGCGATATCATCAAGGACAATACCATGCCGGGCATTATCGCAGTGTTGGTGCCTGCCCGGAATTAAGATTTTGTGAGTTAAACGTACATAAGCAATGCGCACCCTGTAATGACCACAAAAGCGGAAACATCATTGAGTACCGGATTAATCTCGTCAATAAAATCGGCGCAGATAAGGTGGCTTGGTTGGAGCGACAAAACCACGAGGCGGAAAAGTGCACGGTCGAAGATTGCAAAGAAATCATCAAATACTACAAAGCGAAAATTAAAGAGTTAGAAGGGGTCAATTAATGCAGTATAGCGTCGAAAAGATTTTAGTTCGCTGGGGGAATTGTTGGGGGAGAGACCGTATTGGCACGGAATATCCAAGCGTAACGCCAAGCATTCCTGTTTTACCGTCAGCCCCGCGTAAGGCATGGTTAAAGCATTTGAGCGATGATGAATGTTTAAAAATTGAGGGCGCAATAATGGCATTGCATCGGGTAGATTTAGCGGCATATCAGGTTACGATGGCTCTGTATGTGCAGCAGTTGGGTGAAAAGGATATCACAAGCGCATTGGCAATTTCCTCCGCAAAAATGTATCGCCTGCGCAATCGTGGCATTGGGTTTTTACAAGGTGCATTTTCAATGTTGAAAATTAAGTATCATTATATTGGTTAAAATCGCAAAAGCCTCCTTGACATATTGGAGGCTTTTTATTAGTATCCACTCAAGGTCTCAAAAGCCTACCACATAACGGACTGTTCGCCCCGTCAGCGTGATTTTTTTTGTATCTGTAATTTGAGAATTTTACCGCCATTATAAAATTCTCAATAAATCAATGGCCGACGGTGCGAGGAATACAATACCGCAAGGGAATAACTCCGCCTGATTATGTGCAGGTTTTGAGCCGTCGGTCGCCCTATTATGGGTAAATTATCAATCCCTCAAAAGGACACATAAAATGACAACTCAAACCCAACTTTGCACATTCAATTTTGAATCAAAATCCATCCGCACTTTAGCCATCAACAATGAGCCTTGGTTCGTTGCTAAAGATGTTTGTGACGCAATCAACTTAACAAATTCCCGAATGTCTTTACTTGCTTTAGATGACGATGAAAAGGGTGTAAGTTTAATTTACACCCCAAGCGGACAACAAGAAATGAACATCGTCAGTGAAAGCGGAATGTACACTTTAATCTTACGTTGCCGCGACGCAGTGAAAAAAGGATCTGTTCCGCACCGTTTCAGAAAATGGGTTACAGCGGAAGTTTTACCGGCAATCCGTAAAACAGGAAAATATGAAGCCAAAACCACGGCAGACGATCGCACAGGCTTACGTAACGCCGTAAATATGTTAGTGAGCAAGAAAGGCTTCATTTATTCCGAAGCCTATAATCTTGTTCACCAATACATGAACGTGGAACGCATAGAAGACATTCCGGCAGATAAATTACAAAGTGCGGTTGAATATGTGCATAGAATTGTGCTTGAAGGTGAGCTTATCACTGAACCGAAAAAAGATGAACTTTTCACCCGTGAATTTACAGAGCATGAATTACAACAGCTTGTGTGGGCATGGTTTGCTTTATTGCGGGGAACTGAATTATGCCAAAATCTTCTCCCTGCATTAAAACAAATAGGTTCACATTACGCCGCACCGGTTCATGACATTGCTTATGAGTACCGTAGCACTATCCGTCAGGCGCATAACGTGTTAAGTCGCATTACGGATCAATTTGAATGTAAGCAAAGCAATAACTGGCGAGTCTTAAAATATCTTCGAGCCTACAACCCTAAAGCAACAGGGTTTCAGCTAGACATTCTCTAAAACATCACAAAATCCGACCGCACTTTTGAAAAAATCGTGTGGCGGATTGTTACACAAAATTTATAAAAACACTTGATTACTTGCAAGTGAAAGTGTACTATTCTCTGTAAGTTGCGGTTTTAGCGCATAGCGAACGCAAAAAGAGTTATTTACAAGCCCTGATCGTAAGCGGTCGGGGTTTTTTATTGGGTAAAATATATGCAACAGAACGGGCAGCTGAACGGCACAATAGATGTTGTTACATCGGTTATCGCTTTTCTGTTTTCCGGTTTGGGCGGCATCGTTAAGTGCATTACAACAGCAGAGGCGGAAGGAGATAAAGTTAGAATCGATATGGTGGCATCAAGTTTTTTTATTGGAGCATTTAGCGGCATGGTAGTCGCTTTTTTTTTGATGTCGCAAAAGATTGATACTTTGATGATTATCTCTATCGCAGGTGCATTCGGATATTTCGGGGTGCCTGCTTTGTGGGGGTTGTTGAGAGTGTTTTTCCGTCAGATTGGCGGAACTGTAGATGATTTGAAGTCTGGCTATGAATTAAAAAAAACAGAAAAGCAAGAACTAGCAGATGAAAAGGACGAAGATGTAACGGAATATGACGAACTGCCTCCAAAAAGGAAAACATCAAGGAGAAAGTCAAAATGAGCCAAGCGCAAGCACTTAGAATAAGCTCAATACTTGATAATGTATTTACATTTTTACTACTTATCGGGTGCTTAGGGCTTTTTGTACAAATCTACAAGCAAAACGATAATTTATCGGCATTGCAAAACAAATACGATCAGATGGTTGTATTGGCGGACCAGAGAATGAAACGGATTGACGCGTTACAAGCTAATTTGTCTGACCGTAACGACAAAATCGAGTTACTAATGCAAGCTCAAGAGGAAGAGCGTAAAGCAAACGGGGAGAGAATAGATGCTATCAGAAAAATCATTAAGGAAAACCGTTGCGTACGCAATAGCGGTATTAGTGGCGACGTCATTAACCGCTTGCTCAAATCTGAATAGCAACAAGCAACGAATTAAGATTGTGCGTGTATCAATCCCAGATGAATTATTAAGACCATGCCCCAAACCAGCATTTAGGGGAGATAGTGCATCAGATATTGCGGTCTACGCAGTTAAAGTGACAGACCAGCTCAAAATATGCAACCAACGCATTAATCAGATTAAATCTTTTGTCCGGCAAAATGATTACGAATCACCACTTAAAGATGGTCACAGTGGCGAACAGGGAGGAGGTCGCGAGACAGAAAGTATTGGTGTTGGTGTTGATGGCTAGCTAAAAAATGTAATTTTTCACACGGAAAGTGAAATTAACCTAAAATAAACGCAATTTTGAGGTCAAAAATGTTTATCACACAAGCTAAATTCAAACTTGTTTTTCCGCAAGCGGTTAAAGGTATTTATCCGACAATTGCGGCCTACGCCGAAGAGTATGGGCTAGATACAAAGCAAAAAGAGGCAATGTTTTTAGCGCAATGCGGTCATGAAACGGCAGGCTTTACCCGCTTTGCCGAGAATCTCAACTATTCGGCTGACGGATTGTTAAGAGTATTCCCGAAATACTTCAACAAGCATACCGCACAGCAATACGCCCGCAAGCCTGAAGCAATCGCTAATCGCGTTTACGCAAACCGAATGAACAATGGCGATGAAGCAAGCGGAGACGGCTGGAAGTATCGCGGGCGCGGAATAATCCAAGTGACCGGAAAGAAGAACTACCAGGCTTTCGAGTTTTGGGTTGGGGAAAGAGTTACTCCGGAATCATTATCCAGTGACATGGATTTATGCGTATTAGCAGGGTTTTGGTACTGGTCTGTAAACGGTTTGGACAAAATCTCCGATATTGTCGCTGTAACTAAACTTATTAACGGTGGGACTAACGGATTAAGTGACCGTAAAGCGTTATACGTAAACTTATTGGGGTGATTATGCTTTTTATCAGCAGATACATCACGGCTTCATTAGGCTTCATTATTTTGGGCTTGGGTGCGTGGTCGTGGAGCCAATCAAACACCATTACTAACTTAAGAGCGGAGAATAAGACGCAGGCACAAACCATTAAAAACCAGGAAGAAGCTAACAAGGCTTTAAACATTGCATTGCAGCAAGAGCGTCAAGCGGTCATTGAGCAGCAACAAAAAAACCAAGAAATCGAAAGGGCGGCAAGTGAAAATGCGGAAACCGTTAAAACAATCATTAAAACTCAACCTTGTTATCGTACTAAGCTCCCTCAGTCTGCTCTTGAGCGGCTGTACAAGTAAAGTTACAACCAAGGCGGAATATATTTACCCGCCTCAGGCTTATACCGCACCATGCGCTAAGACGCCTTTTACCGGCGAGACATACGGCGACGCAGTATTACAGCTTGTCAAAGTGACAGCCGAGCGCGATAAGTGCGCAGCCCAGGTTGACAATATTAATAAGTGGATAGTCGAAAGTAAAAAGAAGGAATAAACGATGAAAACCGAAAAAATCGAAATGGCAAATAACAAAACCCACGGTGAGAAATTAGTAGGTATTGATTTCAACGTTGGCAATCGTGGCGATGTCCATGATTGTAAACGGCGTTTCGCAGAAGCTATTAATCACTTGGAAACGCACAGAGCGGAAGCCTTTGAACATGGCACGCTAACGGCAGATAAAGAAATGCTATTAGATGAAGCTCAAAAGCGAATCATCGACGCACAAATGTGGGCGGTCAAGGCCATTACTTGGGGATTGTAAATTTAATCAAACAATAAAGGCGGTCAATAACGATCGCCTTTGTTGCATATATGCTACATATTTTAAATCTAATTCCAATGTTGGTATCAAAAAATCTCGGGATTATATTTAAGATATGTAATGTATATATGACAAATCAACTAAAAAGGATTAACCATGAGCAAAAAAGACGAGGTTAAATCCACGTCTAGGCGTGGTGAATCTAAATTAACTAACAAGCAAAAGCAATTCATTGAGGAATACCTCATTGACTTAAACGCAACTCAAGCCGCTATTCGATCTGGGTATAGCAAAGATACTGCGAAAGAGATAGGTTACGAGAACCTGACCAAACCTTACATTCAGCAGGCTATTGCAGAAGCTCAAAACAAAAGGTCAGAGCGAACTCAAATTAAGCAAGATGATGTTATCCGAATGTTGCTTGAAAACATAGAAATCGCCTCCGGTAAAAAAGCCGTGATCAAGACCGAAATAAGAAAATCGGAAGACGGTCAGCTTGTGGGCGACGATATAGCGCAATTCGTTTATGAATCATCTAGTGTGAATAGATCTTTGGAGTTGCTTGGTAAGCATTTTGGCATGTTTAGCGAAAAAGTGGAAGTTTCGGGTGATTTGCATATTGAACAACGAAACGAATTAAATCTATCGGGTTTGGATATTAATGAACTTGAGCAGCTTGAAAAATTACTCGAAAAAGGAAATCCTGAACAAGATTAGGATTGAGAAAGCCAAGAAATCATTAATGCACTTTACCACGCAGACAAAGCCTGATTTTATTACCGGTTTCTTTAATATTCTGATTGCACAAGAGCTGCAAAAGTTTTATCAAGATGTCGTCGACGGCAAGCAGCCCCGATTAATGATATATGCGCCGCCAAGAAGTGGGAAAAGTGAGTTATTTAGTCGCCGTTTTCCTGCGTGGGTGTTCGGACAAAACCCTGAACTACAAATAATCGCTTGTTCCTATTCTGCTGATTTAGCAAGTCGCATGAATCGCGACGTACAACGAATTATTGACGATCCAATTTATCACAGCATTTTTCCCAATACGGCGTTAAACATTAAAAACATTGCCACTATCAGTGGCAAACCGCTTCGTAACAGTGAAATTTTTGAAATTGTTGGGCATCGTGGAGCATACCGTTCAGCCGGTGTAGGTGGTGGTATTACAGGTATGGGGGCGGATATTGCAATTATTGACGACCCGGTAAAAGATGCGAAAGAGGCTAATTCGCAAACGGTTAGAGATAGTATTTGGGACTGGTACACAACTACGCTTTACACGCGTTTATCGCCTAAAAGCGGTGTTTTATTGGGCATGACGCGTTGGCATGAAGACGACTTGGCAGGTAGGCTAATTAAAGAAGCTGAAAATGGTGGCGACCAGTGGAGGATTGTTAAATTCCCCGCGATTGCGGAAGAAGATGAAGAATTTCGTAAAGAGGGCGAGCCGTTACACCCGGAACGATTTGATTTAGAGCGACTAAATAAAATACGTCAAGCGGTTGGTTCTCAAGCATGGAACGCGCTTTATCAGCAACGCCCATCAAACAAAGGGGGCGGTATTATCAAGGGTTCTTGGTTTGGCAGATACAAAGTTCCACCGATTATCAAAGTCAAGGCAATCTACGCCGATACCGCGCAAAAGACAAAGCAGCATAATGACTATTCCGTTTTCATCGTTGCCGGCAAGGGTGCCGATGGGAAAGCTTATATTCTCGATCTGATTCGTGGTAAATGGGAGGCGCCGGAGCTTGAGCAAACATTAAAAGACGTTTGGGCAAAACATAAAGCTAAAAAAGAAACTGGCATTCTTACCCGCGCGAATGTAGAGGATAAAGCCAGTGGCACAAGCTTGATTCAAACTATACGCCGCAATAATCAAATTCCGATAACGCCAATTCAAGTTGATGCCGACAAATATACGCGCGTGCTTGGTGTTCAGGGCTACATTGAAAGCGGTTATGTCATGCTGCCTGAAAGCGCGCCTTGGATAGCTGATTTTATTAATGAATGTGAAGCCTTTACCGCAACAGATAGCCACGCTCATGATGACCAAGTGGATGCTTTAGTTATGGCGATCTCGGATATTTTAGGTAAACCAAAATCACTACTGGATTTATAACATGAAATTTTTTGACGGCATTAAATCGCTTGCGCTGAAACTGGGAAGTAAGCAAGAGCAGACGTATTATTCGCCTAGCTTGAGTTTGACTGACGATCTGGTGCAATTAGAAGCCCTTTGGCGTGATAACTGGATTGCTAATAAAGTTTGCATTAAGCGCCCGGAAGACATGGTGCGTAACTGGCGCGAGATTTATTCAAACGACTTAAATTCAAAACAGTTAGATTTATTCACAAAATTTGAGCGCTCACTCAAATTGCGCGAAACACTTACTAAAGCGCTTCAATGGTCAAGCCTTTACGGTTCCGTTGGTTTGTTGGTTGTAACTGATTCGCAAAACACTAGCGCGCCGTTAAAACCGACCGAACGTCTAAAACGACTGATTATTTTGCCGAAGTGGAAAATCAGCCCGACCGGCACTAAAGACGATGATGTGCTTTCGCCTAATTTCGGCCGATACAGTGAATATTCAATCCTTGGCGGCAGTCAATCAATCACCGTCCATCACTCCAGATTAATTATCCTTAACGCCAATGACGCGCCGTTATCGGATAACGATATTTGGGGCGTGTCCGACCTGGAAAAAATTATCGATGTACTGAAGCGGTTTGATAGCGCTTCAGTGAACGTGGGCGATCTGATTTTTGAAAGCAAAATTGACATATTCAAAATTGCGGGGCTGTCGGACAAAATCGCCGCCGGCATGGAAAACGAAGTGGCAAGTGTCATTTCTGCGGTGCAAGAGATTAAATCTGCGACGAATAGCCTGTTACTTGACGCCGAAAACGAGTACGACCGGAAAGAACTGACTTTTACGGGCTTAAAAGACCTGCTCACCGAATTTCGTAATGCGGTAGCGGGTGCAGCGGATATGCCGGTAACGATTTTATTCGGGCAGTCTGTTTCTGGATTGGCGAGCGGCGACGAAGACATTCAAAACTATCATGAATCAATTCATCGCTTGCAAGAAGCGCGACTTCGCCCAATCTTTGAAGTCATCGACCCGATGATTTGCAATGAGTTATTTGATGTTGTTCCTGCCGATTGGTGGTTTGAGTTCGTGCCGTTAACTACGGTGAAACAGGAGCAGCAAATCAATATGCTAAACACATTCGCCACTGCCGCGAATACGTTGATTCAAAACGGCGTGCTTAACGAATATCAAATAGCCAACGAATTGCGCGAAAGTGGCTTGTTTGCTAATATCTCCGCCGAACACATCGAGGAACTGAAAAATGCTGATGAATTTGCCGGAAATTTTGAAGAGTCAGAAAACATGGAAGGCGCGCAAGTTCAGACCGGTGAAGACCAGCAAGCGGACCGAGCTTTGGTATAGACAGCAACTTAAACAATTCGTCAAAACAATGACAAGCGACATAGAAAGGGCATTGCAACAACCGCAACGCCCTTTTTTTATGGACGATGCCGACGGATTTAAGGCGATTAGTGCGAAAGCCTTGTTGGCATATTTGGAAAAGTACGAAAAAACCGACCGCACTTCACAGGCTGAAAATATAGCACAGGGTTTTGTTAGTCGTGGCGACGCACAAAACCAGGCGGAAGTATCAACCAACCTGAAAAATCAAACAGGCGTGGATTTGGCGGGATATTTGCGCAATAGCCCGAACATTGCCGAGAAAGTCAATGCGTTGACGATTGATAATGTTCAACTGATAACCAATATAAGCTCACAATATTTGGATAAGGTTAAAAGTGCGGTTACTAGAGCAATGGTTAGCGGCTCTTTAAACAAAGATTTAGCTGCGCAAATTAAGGCCATTGGGCAAAAAACCGAAAAGCGCGCTGCATTTATCGCCCGCGACCAATCTTCAAAACTTAACGCCGCATTGACGCAGGCACGCCATGAAGATTTAGGTGTTAAAAAATATATGTGGAGTACGGCGGGTGATGAGCGCGTGCGCGATAGTCATGAGGAATTAGACGGTAAAGTGTTTAGTTATGACAAACCTCCTGAGGTTGGCAATCCGGGTCATGATTTTAATTGTTTTCCTGGTCAATCAGAACTTAAAGGTCTTCCACGTCCTGAGAAACTCTACCGCAGATGGTATAGCGGTAAATTGACCGAGCTCGTTACGGATAACGGTACAGTCTTGCTTGCGACACCTAATCACCCAATATTGACGAGTAATGGAATTAAATCTATTGATTCGGTTAACGTGGGTGATTATCTCGCTTGCGAAATTAAGCAAACTTTCGACACAGTCAAACTCAACGGCAAGAACTTGATACCCACGATTGAACAAGTTTTTAATTCTTTGCTTCTGAATGGCGTTAGAACTTCTATATCTTCCAGTAAAAGCGGTAAGTTCCACGGCGACTTTTCCGATAGCGAAATCGAGATTATATCCATCGACAGCTTTTTGATAGATGTATTGAATGCCTTGTTTATCAAGAAATTGCCTGAACTCGGGTTCACCAATGCCGATATGGTAATTTGCAAGGCTTTGTTCTCTACTGATAGCCATTTTGATCTTCTCAAGTGTGCTTCTGGTTCGACCGGTAGCAGCTTTATGAGCAGATTCAACTTGCTTTGTTCTTTGCTCGTCGCTCATTTGACTCCACTTGAGCTTTTCTGCCTCGGATTGGGTGCGAATATTGGCATTATTGGAAAGCAAATACCTGCGAATAACATTTCGAGAGACGTTGAAATGTTTAGCAATCATATTTTCGCTTGTGCCGCTCTCATACATGGCAAGGATTTCATCAACTGGCAAAGAGATCGCATTATGTCCTTGGTAGCGCCCAATTTTGGACACCGTTACACCGATAGCTTTGAAACGCTTTCTAAGCGTCTCTTGGTTACAACCAATAATAGTGCTAACTTTGGCAACGCTCAATCCTTGGGCATAGAGTTTCGCCGCGTGGTTAATAAGGTCGTCACTCAAGCGTCTTGTCATATTTATAACCTCCAAACTGTTTCTGGTTATTATAACATAAATTCGGTATTTGTAAGCAACTGCCGGTGCGTGGCAATTCCGGTGTTCGACGAGGCGCAGTCGAAAGCTAAAGCGCAAGAGACACTATCGGAACCGGTAAAAGAGAATTTGACGCTTTCGATTGATAAACTTGTTGAAAAATCAAAGAAAATAGAACAGACAATTACGGCAGATATTAACAATATCACCATAAAAGCAGGTGGTAAACTTGTCGGATTAGAAAATCGTCTAAAAACTGCGCCTTCAATAAAGAGAAAAATTGAAGCTGAGGTTGCAGATGGATTTTCCAAGTCGCTGTCACTGAATAAAATTGGTGATGCCATTCGGTACACGACAGTTTTCAAGGAAGGGGATTTTGTTACTCGCTATAAAGCAATGCAGTATTTGTTGGCGATCAAGGGGTATAAAACTATCATAGTCAAAAACACTTGGAAAAATGATAGCGCATATACAGGCGTTAATACATTTATCCAAAATGAAGATGGTGATGTTTTTGAAATGCAATACCATACACAGCAGAGTTTTGACTTAAAAAATGGTTTATTGCATAAAATCTATAAGCAATTTAGAAATCCAAAAACGCCATTCCACGAAAAAGAGAAGTTATTGCTTGAAATGCGTAAGCTAAGTAGTAAAATTAAGGTACCAAAAGGTATTGAACTTATTGAGGATAAAAAATGAGTTTTCAATATTACTTAGCAAACATTGGCGAGAATCGACAGAAACTTATCAGAGGAAACCCTTCTGATTTATTATCTTTTTCGGTATTTGAGCCAAAAAAATTAGAGTGGGATTCCTCACGAGGTATTTCATGGGCTGAGCGCTTACTTGAAAGTGGTTTTAGTGATTTCAAGGTTATTTCGGAAAGTGACGCTATTCGATTTATGAGAAACTGATAATGAATCTATCAACAAGAGCTGAATTGTTCGCGAAATCAATCCATCATAATCAGGTGGATAAGGCGGGCAAGCCATATATTCAACATTTGCAAGCTGTCGTAGATAACCTGGTAGATCCATCAGATGAAATGGTTGCGGTGGCGTGGCTGCATGATAGTGTAGAAGATACCGAAAGCACTTTTGATGATTTAACGCATTACTTTGGAAATACAGTGGCGCAAGCGGTAGATGCGATAACTAAACGCAAGGGTGAGCTGTATGCCGACTATCTAAAAAGAGTAAAAGCTAATCCTATCGCGCGGCTAGTTAAGATTGCTGATTTATCTCATAATATGGATCTATCGCGACTATTAAAGATTACCGAAAAAGATTTAGATAGAAAAGCTAAGTATATTAAAGCAAAAGAATTTTTAGAAAATTAGAAAACAAATTCATCAAAAAACCCGATCATAAATGGTCGGGTTTTTTATTGGGGTAAAGAATGAAATTCACAGATAAAACAGCGCAGGCAAAAACGCAGCGTACCATCACCAAGGACGGTTTCTTAGTTGTGCCGGCAACCATTTCCAAGGTTGGCGTGTTTGACTATCTGGCAACCGAACTAGGCCTGGAAGAAGAAGGTATTAAGAAAGTCGCCAGAACGGAGAAATCTTTGTTTGGTGACGAAACCATTAAGAGTTTTGAAAATGCCACGCTGACTATCGGACACCCGGAAGACGGGGTAAATGCCAAAAACTGGAAACAACTTTCAGTTGGTGTGGTGCGCAATGTGAATCGCGTTGGCGATGAATTGACAGCGGAAGCGTGGATTTATGACGAAAACGCGATTAAAACTGTGCAGGAAAAAGGTTTTGAGCAATTATCTTGCGGCTATGACTGCGATATTAAGCCGTCAACCGTACAAGATGCAGATTTTGAGATGTCGCCGATGATCGGCAACCACGTAGCGATTGTGGCAAAGGGTCGTTGCGGTGGAGGTGTAAAACTTGCCGATGAGGATAAAACCATTATGGGTAAAACCGCAAAATTCCTCGATGCGTTTTTAGGTGCGTTCGGTATTAAGTTATCGGACGAGCAGAAAAAACAAATCGAAGATGAAGATGAAGAAAAAAAAGGCAAGGATGGTGAAGGCAAACCGGAAGGGGAGAAAAAGCCGACTGAGCCTAAAAACGATGAATCCGATCCGAAAAAAGAAAAGGAAGACAACGTGGACAAAGAAGAATACGAAAAAAAATTAGCGGCAAAAGACGCTGAAATTCAACAGTTGAAAGACGCACAAGCGAAACAGGAAGCAGACGCGAAAAAAGCTGCCTTATTAGCTGACGCTCAAACCGTTTTCAAAGATGTGAAGTTCGCTGATAACGCAACCGTTCGTGAAATTCAAGAAAGTGCGGTAGTGGCCCAAGGCATTTTCACGAAAGACGAAGCTGCTAAGTTATCCGATGCGGAGATTTCCGGCGCATATCAAACTGCAAAAGCGGTTGTGGCGAAATTGGCTGATGAACGCAAATCACTTGGTAGTATTTTGCTTGGTGACGCTGCGCCAAATAAAGCTGCGCCAACGATTGACTTCAATAAAAATTACAACAGTTAAGGAGGGTGACTAAATGAGTTACGCTTATGAACAAGCGCCTGCGCGTGCGGGTGAGTTAGGTAAGGGCAACCTTGCCAGTGCAAAAACAAGTGCCGAAATGGTTTCTGGTGGCGCATTAAAAGCAGGGTTATTCGTCGCGTTAAATGCTGCCGGTGGTGTAAAAGCCTTAGCAGCAAAAACTGACGTTATCGCCGGTGTAGTTTTGGCAAGCCGAATCCAAGACGAATGGAAGGAAGGTGAGTTGGTAGATGTCATGCATATTGCGCCTGCCGACGCAATTTGGGTGATTGTGGCAGATGGTGAAACCGTTGCTCGCGGCGACAAGGTTTATGCTATAGCCGTAGAAAATGGCAATAAAAAATCAGGCACAATCCAAGGCAAAGCGGACGCAACCAACGCGATCGCAACTGATTACAACGTAATTGATGTTAAAGGTCAATTAGCGTTAATTACCAAACTTTAAGGAGTGATCCAATGTCATTATTGGCTTATGTAAAAAATGGCTTAACCGCCGTAAGTAAGGATATTGCAGAAACAAAATATCCTGAAATCGTCTTCCCGCAATTTGTTTATGTAGATCAGCAAACTGCGGTAGGCATTACCGAAAAACTGCATTATGGCGCCGATGAACACGGTTCCCTTGACGATGGTTTGATTACCGTAGGCACAAGCACCCTTGATCAAGTGGAAGTAGGCTTTACGCCGACCCGCTCTTACATTGTACCGTGGGCGAAATCCGTAACATGGACTAAACCTGAGCTTGAGCAAGGTAAATTATTGGGCTTAGCGCTGAACACCGCAAAAATCATGGCATTAAATAAAAATGCACAACAAACTTTGCAAAAAGTCGCGTTCTTGGGTCATGCCAAAGATTCCCGTTTAACCGGTTTGCTGAACAACAAATCTGTGGAAGTGTATGCGATCAAAGGTGCTGCACAAAACACCAAAGTTCAGGCAATGGACTTTGATAAAGCCGTGGCTTTCTTCAAAGAAATTTTCCTTAAAGGCATGGAGAAAACCAAACGCATTGAAGCGCCGAACACTTTCGCCATTGATAGCCTTGATTTGGCTCACTTGGCATTGGTGCAACGCGCAAACACCGACACTACCGCGTTAGAGTTTTTAACTAAACATCTTTCTGCGGCAGCCGGTCGTCAAGTTGCGATTAAAGCGCTACCATCCAATTACGGTACTCGCGTAACAGACGGTAAAACTCGCGCGATGGTTTACGTCAACAGCAAAGAACACGTTATCTTTGACGTGCCGATGTCGCCAACTGTATTAGACGCACAGCCTAAGGGCTTATTAGCCTTTGAATCAGGTTTGCGTATGGCATTTGGTGGTGTAACATTCATGGAGCCTGATTCAGCGCTTTATGTCGACTACTAAGGGGTGAGTTATGCCATTAACCGAAGATTTTTTATTGCGCTATACTGAATTTGGAAAGACCGATGCAAAACGTATCGGTCTTTTTCTTTCTGACGCACAGGCGGAAGTAAGCAAAGTTCAGTGGGGTAAATTATACGATCGCGGTGTAATGGCATTAACCGCGCATTTGCTCAAACTTAGTGCGGACGCAGAAATTAGCGGAGGTGCCGCAAACCGTAATCTCGCAAGCGAAAGTGCGGGCGAATTGTCGGTGAGTTATACGGCACCAATTTCCGCAAATGGTTCTGATGATTTTTATCAGCTTACGGCGTATGGGCAAGAGTATTTGCGCTTGCGTAGATTGATTGGTGTAGGCGTTATGGTGGCTTAAATGGCGGTAACTGTAACGGCTAATTTCAGCGCGGCGAAACAACTGATTGAGCAGATGAAGTCGCTAAAAGAAAAGGCGGTTTATGTGGGGTTCCCCGCAGAGTTTGATGAGAAGGTAAAAGGGAGTGAAAACTTTAATCTCGCTTCCTTAGCGGCGGTGTTGGAGTTCGGTAACGAACATATTCCTGCCCGTCCTTTCCTGCGCCAGACGTTTGAGGAAAATCAGGAAAAATATACCGCACTTTTTATCCAATGGTTCGATCAGGGTGTACCTGCTGCGCAAATCTATGAACGATTGTCCGTTATGGCGCAAGGTGATGTGCAGATGAATATCGTCAAGGGTGAATGGGTAGCAAACGCCAAATCAACCATTAGACGCAAGAAGTCAAGCAAGCCTTTAATTGACACAGGCAAAATGCGCCAATCTGTGAGGGGTATTGTCAAATGAGCCTAATTAATCAATCGGGGCGCTTTTTAAATAGCCGATTTCGTCAGCAAATCACTGTTCAAAAGCAATCAGGATCGCATTCTGCAAGTGGCTTTGATGTGAGGTATGAAAAGCAACAAATCACCGCGATTGTAATTCCTACATCGCCTAACGATGTTTTGCTATTGCCGGAAGGTGAGCGCTATTTGCCGTCTATTAAAGTTTACACGCAACAGCAGCTCAATATCGGTGACCTGGTGGACTATCGGGGGCAAACCTACAAAATCAAAACCGCAGCAAACTGGGGAGATTATGGATACTACAACAATATCGGGGTTCGACATAGTCAGACTGCGAAAGTTGATTCAACAGGCTTTACAGTTACCTGATGGTGTGGTGATTGGTGGGTGGTTGCCTGAAAATCCGTTAAGTGCATTTATTACCGTAGATGTACTGATGAGCAGTGAAACGGGTATCGCAAGGCGGGATTTCGACGGCAAGCGTGAGAGGATCACCATGTCAATGCAAAACACGGTAAGTTTTTCCTGCTTTGGCACAAATGCCATGGCACAGTGTTACAAGCTGAAGGCCATCTTGCAAAGTTCTGTGATACTGCAAGCCTTAAAAACAATGAATGTCGGCATTGTGAGCTTCTCCGATGTGCGCAACCTCACGGCAACCATCGGCTCCGATTATGAAGAGCGCGGGCAGTTTGACGCGGTGTTCAGTCATCATCATATCGTCGATACGCCGCTTGATCCGATTAAGCGCGTAGAGCAACGAACAAATCATTTAACTCAACAAATAGGAGAATAGCCTTATGGCATTATCTATTTCGCATATTGTCAATGTACAGTTAAACACGGTGCCGAAATCTGCTGCACGAAAATCATTCGGCATTGTCGCGTTGTTTACGCCGGAAGCGGGGCAGGCATTCGCCGACGAGAAGACGCGTTATGTATATGTTGAAAATCAACGCGATGTCGAACAGTTATTCGGCACCAATTCAGAAACAGCAAAAGCGGCGCAACCGTTTTTTGCGCAAAGCCCACGCGCTAAACAACTAATCGTCGCTCGTTGGCAAAAATCAGCTTCAACCATCGAAGCAACCAAAAACACGTTGAGCGGTGCGACATTATCAGACGATTTGGAGCGCTTTAAATCTGTTGTTAATGGTCGTTTTTCGTTAACTATTGGTGGTGACGTTAAAAAAGTTGATGGGTTGTCTTTTGCACGCCTTGCTGATTTTAATGCGGTAGCCACAAAAATTCAGGAAAAATTGACCACACTTTCTGTTGCCGTGTCGATTGCTTATGACGAAACCGGCAATCGCTTTATTGTCAGCGCAAATGTAGCCGGCGAAGATAAAAAAACCGAAATTGATTACGCCATTGATGAAGGTGGAGAAGGTGAATATATCGGCGCATTGCTTAAGTTAGAAAACGGGCAAGCGAGCCGTAAAGTCGGTAAAAATTCCGTATCCCTGAAAAAAGAAACCTTGGGCGAAGCGTTGTTTAACGTTGCGGAAGTAAATAACACTTGGTACGGCTTCACCGTGGCAGCGCAATTAACCGATAGTGAAGTGGAAGCAGCGGCGAAATACGCCCAAGCCAACACAAAACTATTCGGGGCAAACGTGATACGCGCCGAACAAATTGAATGGTCTGCCGATAACATTTACAAGAAATTGTATGATGCGGGCTTAGATCACACCTTAGCGATGTTTGATAAAAACGATATGTACCCGGTATCTTCGGCTTTAGCCCGTTTGTTATCAACCAACTTTGCCGCAAACAATTCAACCTTGACGCTAAAATTCAAGCAGCAGCCGACCATCACGGCGGACGAAATCACCGCGACAGAATTTGCCAAAGCTAAGCGCCTTGGAATCAACGTTTATACCTATTTTGATGATGTGGCGATGATTGCGGAAGGTACGGTTATTGGCGGTAAATTTGCTGATGAAATCGTGATCTTAGATTGGTTTGTTGACGCGGTGCAAAAAGAAGTATTCGCCCGCCTTTACAAATCACCGACTAAAATCCCATTGACAGATAAGGGGCAGGCGATTTTAATTGCGGCGGTTGAAAAGGTTTGTCTTGAAGGCATCAACAACGGCGCATTCGCACCGGGTAAATGGACAGGGGCAGGGTTTGGTAATTTATCTACCGGTGATTACTTAGACAAAGGGTTTTATGTCTGGGCGGCGCCAATGGATACGTTATCTGACAGCGACCGACAAGCCCGTCGCGCAACACCGATTCAAACTGCGGTGAAATTAGCCGGTGCAATCCATTCAAGCGATGTGATTGTAAACTATAACCGATAACCCCAAAGCCAGGACTATTCCTGGCTTTATTTTTTAATAAGGAAAAACCATGGCAGTTTTCGATCAAAAACAAGTTGTCGTGTTATTAGACGGCAAAGAAATCAGCGACTGGGCAGACGGAGCAGATGTTATTAACGCCACAAATCAGGTTGACGCTGGACAAATGGTTATTGGCGCAAATGGTACGGGTGTTTTTATCGCCAATCCAGACCAGTCAGGCAAACTGATGTTGAAAATCAAACAACATTCTGAAGATAACGCTTATCTATCCAAGTTGTTTAATCAGCAAAAAACAAGCATTAGGACCTTTTTGCCTATTACCCTCGCTATCCGCGACTTAATCAACGATGACGTGGTAACGGGAACCAAAGGCTATTTCACTACGCCCGCGCCTTATATGCGCGGTAACGGGCATAATGCGACCACATGGACCATTGTGTTCGAAAAAATGACGATGAATCTTGAAAAAGGTGTTCAATAATGGAACAAAGCAAACAATTTACGCTTGAAGACATCACCTATAACATGACACCGGCAAATGCGACGGCGTCATGGGCCGCATTAAAAAATGCGCTGAAATTGGTGCAACACGTTGACTTATCAAATATCGGCAAGGAAAAAGGCAATAATGTCGGCGCTAATATGTTGACGGCAATTCTTGCCAATTTAGGCGATCCAAGCATTAAAGCCTTGGAAGATATTGTCTTGAAACACACCTCCTGCGAGCAGGACGGAAAGCAATACCGCTTATCAGAACGTTTTGATGCGCATTTCAATCAACATCGCGGGCATTTATTACCCGTACTGAAAGAAGGTTTGGTGTATCAATTAGCCGATTTTTTTATCGGTGGGGGCGGATTGCTGAGTTCTATGCTTGCAAATCTGAATCAAACACAGTAAGCCGGTCTGATTCAAAGGTTGATTGGTTTATTTTTACACCTATTGTTAAGCGCTTCTGTACGCTGCATGAATTAAGGTCGGTATATTCTTTAGCCGACCTTTTGTCTTTTCATGAAGTGATTGTGGAGCTAAACCAAATGGAACAATCCAATGCTACTCAATGAACTACTTATTAAAATCGGCTTCGACGCTGACAGTCAGGCTATGCAGCAATTTGAACAATTGCTTAATACGCTTGAGCAAGGGGCGAATGGTGCTGCCGAACAACTAGGTGATTTTGCAAAAGCAATTGAAGATGTTGCAAAAGAAGCCGTTGAGCAAGCAAAGGAAATGCCTGAATTCTCCGAATTTTTTAAGTCGTTAGACGATTTACAGGAGAAGACCAAGGATTTATCGCAAGATGAAGCACTTGACGCATGGGTTCAGAAAATCCTTGAAAGTGACGAGCTGTTATCTGGTTTTGGGGAGGATTTCACCACCAATGCACAAGAGCTTGAACAAGGTTTGGTTTCCCTTGGATTGAGCTCGGAGGATGTCGAAAAGGTTATTGTAAAACTCAAAGACGCTATCGAGAAAAAGCAAAAAACCACCGAACACGACACCAAAAGTACTCAAGAAAACACTGAAGCACAAAAAGACAATGCGCAAAGTGCCGGTAATTTAGCCGATAAGATGATAGCCCTTTGGGCGACCAAATACGGTGCTGATGGGCTGATTCAAAAATTCGAACTGCTCGGCATCAGTATCAGTAAAACCACATTGAAATTTGTGGCGTTTGGTGCGGCGTTTTATGCGGCAACCATCGGAGTAAAAAACTTTGTCGATAATAACCTTGATGCCCTGAATGAAATTAAACAGCTTTCGGCGGTAACAGGCGAAGCGGCAGACCAGATCTACAAACTTGGTAAAGTTGCCGAAGTTAACGGATCGTCTTCACAGGCAGTGCAGGCGTCAATTGAAGGGTTGTCACACACTATCGGTGAAGCGGCGGCGGGAATTGGTCGCGGTGCCAAGTATTTTGAGCAGTATGGATTAAGCGCTAAAAAAGCCAACGGAGATGTGAAAACGTCGAGTGAAATACTTGGCGAAATCTCTGACAAGATGAAAAAAATGGGCGAGCAGGAGCAGATTGCTATGCTTGCCAAGCTTGGCATTGATGGTTCAATGATCCAGCTTTTGCGTCTTGGTAATGATGAACTTCGCGAGCAAATCGAACTTGCTGACAAGTTAACGCTCGGTGTAGGCAATGCGGAAAACGCGAAAACGGCGGCGGCATTTAAAGACAATATGACGCAGCTCACGCAAGTTTTTACAGCAATGGGGGAATACCTGTCGTTACGCATTGCGCCCGCGATTTCTCGCATTATTGAGCGCTTTACAAAATGGTTTTCAGAAAACAATGATTTGATTAAAGCCATTTTGAACGGCTTCGGCAGGGTGTTTTCATTCTTGTTTGAGTTAGCTGGGGCAATTGATAATGTGGTGTCAAATACCATCGGCTGGCGTACTGTGATTTATACCCTGGGCGCGGCGTTGCTTTGGTTAAGTCGTCGTATGATTTTAGCCTTTGCGACCAATCCGATCGGGCTTGCCATAATGGCGATAGCTGGGTTGATTTTAATCATTGATGACTTTATAACCTGGCTTCAGGGTGGTGAAAGTGCTTTCGGTGATTTCTATCAATCTGTGGCTGATGGGCTGCAATGGATAGAAGACAAATGGGATGAACTTGTTACCTGGATAAAAGAGAAGTGGAATGAAGCCATTGAGTGGGTGAAATCAAAGTGGAATGGGTTTGTTGATAGCTTTAGTATCCAAAATATCAAAAAGACATTTGAAGATATTAAGCAAACTATCATCAACAAATTCAAAGAAGCCTTTGGTTGGGCTATCGATCTTTGGAACAGCATTGTTGCCAAAATCGGCGGTGAGCCGATCAACATTGAAGCCAATATCACAACCAATCAGAAACCGTTAGGCAATATTAGCACTGCACCAGTGATGAATGTCGCGGATATTGCGCTAAATGCGGGCATGTATGCGTCAGCGTCGCGTACTGCTGCAAATGGTGCGGGCAATATTTCAAACGCCGACAATAGCGTAAAAAACAGCAATAACAAGTATCAGACCACGATTAACATTCAAACTACCGGCGACCCGAAAAAAGATGGCAGAATAGCGGGTGATGAATTCGCGCGTGTTGTCTCCAATAATCAATCGGTCATAGTGGGGTAATCAATGTTTAATTTTGCACAGGTCTCTAACCGGTCAATTGGAACGATTAAATTTGATGTAGTGACAATCGAAGATCATCAATCTGATCTCTCCATTACCGAAAATCCTATTGAGTCAGGTGCGGCGATTGCCGATCATGCAGTGATTCAACCTAAACAGGTGACAATCAATGGTATTATGGTCGATCAAGATCATGGTGCTTTTGGTTCGAATGCAGGTTATATCGGTAATATCAGAGGGGGAATAGACTTCTTAAATAATTTACCATTGCCCCGCAAAGTGGTTACGCAGACCGTACAGACTATTGCAAAAGTAGCGCGTATTGCGACTATGGCTGCTAGTCCAGGTCTTAATGCTACAGGTCAAGCACGAAAACTTGCTCCTTGGTTACCTGATTTTTCTGTGATGCATTTATTAGGTAACTCATTAGGTGATAGTCGGGTGCAGAAGTGCTATGCGGATTTAGTCGCTTGTCAGAAATCGGGCGAAACCATCCAGATTCAGACCGGCATCCACTTGTACAAAGATATGCTAATCCAATCTGTGGCGGTTTCGCAGGCGCAAGATGGTAGCGCCACATTCACGATCACCGCGCGAGAAATCTTTGTTGTGAACACCGCAACAACGAAAAGCGCGAAGACTACGACGGCAGGCAATAAGAAAAGTGGTCGGGCGGGTTCGCAATCCGCCGCAAAAACACAACAAGGCAATACACAGCCTGTCGCAAAAGAGCGGAAAAAAAAATCAGCGCTCTTGAATATCTTTTCTTAGGGTAGTTTAGATGATAATGCAACAAATTCCCGTAACACAATCACCACACCAAGAACAAACGTTCGAATTTAACGGAACCAAGATTCGCCTCACGCTTCGATTTAACAGTGTGGGGCGTTTTTGGGCAATGGATGTATTTGAGCTGGTGAATCAAAAACAAATTTGCACAGGTCAAGCGCTTGCTTGCGGCGTTCCGTTACTTGTCCGCAGTACGCAGCCTTATTTTTTCTTCCTTGAAGATGAGAGCGGTGCAGAGTTAGATCCGATGGAAATATCGGATTTAGGCACTCGTTGTTTTTTGTATATAGGTGAAAAGTCATCGTAAAAAAGACCGCACTTTAGAATAAAACAAACCCCGATAGCTGGTAACTATCGGGGTTTTTCATTCCAACTTTCCCAATAAAGAAGGAACAAATTTTGAGTAAGTATAGCAAAACTAAGTTAAAAATCCACTTAAAAGAGGGGTTAGAAATGGAAACAAATGCAAGTCCTATTATGCGCGGTGCAATCGCGTTTTCTATTGTTATTGTTTCCCTTGGATTGTTTGCTTTATGTATCACACCGTTAGCTAATGTTTTGATTGAAGTTATAAAATAACTTTAAGGTGGATGCATGAAGCAATTTGGGCGACGATGGAAACTTGACATAAGCAACGATCAGGAAACGTTGAGCATCGAACAATTGCGGGTGGCATTTGAAATTGATAAGACTATCAACGAGAAGCCAAACCCGGCAAAAATCCAAGTGTGGAATTTAAATCGAGATCACCTCAATCAACTTTTAAGTGGTGCCTTCAAAAAAGTGGCTTTATCGGTTGGTTATGGCGAATTGCGCCAGATTTATTCCGGTGATATTACAAAAGCACGTGTATTACGTCAGGGCTTGGATTTCGTGTTAACGCTCGAATGTGCGGACGGACATCAAGCCTATACGAAATCTCGGGCAAGAACGACACTTAAAGCGGGTGCAACAGATGAGCAAATTGTTCAGGAATTACAGAAAACCATGCCAAAAGTGCAGACGGGCGCAATAGACATTCCGAATCAGCGTAAACTTCCTCGCGGGCGTGTATTAAACGGCAACAGCCGGGATATTCTCACCAAGATCGCGCGTAATAATGGGGCGAATTGGTCTATTCAGGACGGTTCGTTGGTTTTTTTGCCGAAAGACAAGGTGTTGAGTGATGACGCCGTTTTGTTGTCGCAGGAAACAGGCATGATTAACGCACCGGAGCAAACCGATGATGGGCTTGAATTAACCTGTTTGCTTAATCCTGCATTGCAAATAGGCGGGTTAGTACAGGTGGAATCAATCTTAGAGTATTTTAACGGCGAATACAAAATCGTGAAGCTGGCGCATAGTGGAGATGGTATTGGCGGAGATTGGCAAAGCAAACTCACCGTGATTGGCGGCAAGTTCAAAAAAGTGGAAAAACCGAAGAAAGACAGTAAAAAGGATAAAAAATGAGTTATGACCAATCGCTTGCTACCCCAGAAACGGCGACAGATCAGCAAATCCAGCAAGATAGGCTGAACTTACACACCGCTTTACCGGCTAAAGTGGTCAGCTTCGATCCTGCAAAACAGACGGTTACCCTTGCGGTGCAAATTAAAATGCAACTTGCAGACGGAAGCGGCGCTGACATTCCTCCGTTGGTTGATGTGCCGGTAAGTTTCCCGCGCGGAGGGGGCTTTGCTGTGACATTTCCGTTACAGGCGGGAGATGAGGGCATTGCCATCTTTTCAGAACGTTGCATTGATGGCTGGTGGCATAGTGGCGGAGTGTCGTTGCCGTTGGATTTCCGCTTGCATGATTTATCTGACGCTATGTTTATTCCTGGTGTTTGCTCGGTGCCGAAAGCGATTAATGGCTTTTTTGCCGGTGGTTTATCCATGCAAACCCTTGATGGTGGCACGTATATTCGCATTGTGAACGGTTCAATCAAGATTAAAGGGGATATTGAGCATGACGGCAATACAAAACAAAAAGGTGAGTTACATTCGACGGGGGCGATTAGTAGCGATACGGACGTAAAAGCGGCGGGTATTTCCGGCAAGTCACATACTCACCGGGGCGACAGCGGCGGAACAACAGGAACACCACAATGACAACAAGAGTAAGACGGCTGGATAAAAATCACGATTGGACGTTTGGGCAAGGTTTTTCGAACTACGCCACTGAATCTGAAGCTATCGCGCAGAATGTACAAACCCGCCTTTGGTCGTTTGCCAATGACTGGTTTCTAGATTTAGAACATGGCTTGCCATGGCTTGAGCAAATGGGGCGCGGTGTCAATCTGGCAGATTGGGAAATCAAAATTAAGCGTCATGTGTTGGAGACTGAAGGAGTGTCAAAAATCACCGACTATCAGGCTGATTTTGAACCCGATTCGCGCAAACTGACAATATCCATTGATTATCAGGACATTTACGGGCAACAACAGACCGCACGCTATACAGCTTAAAGTGCGGTGTTTTTTTATGGGGAAATTATAATGGCGAAGCTGATTCAAACCGGCATCCAGATTGAGCGATTAAGCGACATTATTACGCGCTTTGAAGAAGGCTTTCTGCAAATTTACGGACAAAATATTGACCTATCGCCCGACACACCGGACGGACAGATGGTTGGCCTATTGTCGCAAATTAAGATGGATATTGAAGAACTGGCGGAGAATGTCTATCGCCAATTAGATCCGGACGTAGCAACCGGCGCATGGCTTGAACAACGCGTAGCTTATGCCGGTTTAATGCGGCGAGCGGCAAGTTACAGTTATCTGCGCTCGGTAGTTTTAACCGGTGAACCCTTAACGCAGCTTTATGCCGGTATTGTCGTTTCAGACCCTCATAAAGTGCGGTGGGTTTTGAATGCAAATGTGCAGTTAGACAGTAACGGTTCCGCACGTGCGGATTTTCGCAGTGAAGAACTGGGGTCATTTAATCTTGCCAAAAACACAAATTTGACGATTGAGACTGTGACGCTTGGGCTTAACGCGGCCACAACGCTTGAAAATGCGGAAATCGGCGTGGAAGAAGAAACCGATCAGCAATTACGAGAACGTTTTTTCATTAGTCGAACCAAGAACGCGCAAAATTCGGCGGACGCTATCCAATCAAAAATCGCCGCCTTGCCTGATGTTAAACAGGTAAAAGTGTTAGAGAACAACACTAAGCAACGGGACAAAAACGGCGTTGAGCCACATTCTTTAAACGTTATTGTTGATGGTGGCGCAGATAATCAGATCGCGCAAGTGATTTACGAAAACAAGGGCGCCGGCGTAGGTTTGCAAGGTGGCACAGAAACGACTTTGACCATAAATAATGAGCGTCGCACATTACGCTTTGATCGCGTTGTCCAGGTTGATGTCCAGGTGTCTATGCGCTGTGTGCGGTATCAAGATTTTACCGAAGTGGATAAAGACGAAATTAAGCGACTATTATCTATCCAGAAGTTTGATATCGGGCAGAATTTATCGTTGTCGCGTCTTTACTCGCCAATTAACCAGGTGGGCGGATTCTGGGTAAAAGAACTGAAAATTGGACGCAAAGGGCAGGCATTAAAAGCGGAAAATGTGGCTGTACAGCCGCGTGAAATGGCTCGTATTTTAGCGTCAGATATTACTATCGAGGTGGAATAATGGCTTATGCTGATTTATTGATTTGGCAATATCGCAATAAGCCGAAAGCCGTTGCCACTATCAAACTGATGGAAAGCATTATCGCCCAGGGCTTTGTTGACTTGTATCAGTTGCAAGACGTGTTAAATATTGAAACGGCAAAAGGTCATCAGTTAGATCTTGTCGGAAAGCACGTCGGACAAGGGCGAATCATTAACGGGTATCAAATGCGGAAGTTTTTCGGCTTCCGAGGGTCTACGCAAGCACTAGGGTTTAGCAAGTCAAGAAGTGGGGGCGGGCAATGGTATCGCAGACGCGACCCGCTGGCTGATTCAGTGCGATTATCCGATGAGGATTATCGATTTCTGATCAAATGCCGAATTTTGAAAAATTACCAGACCGGCACGCTACCAAATATGATTGAGGCGTGCCGGTTTATTTTTGGAGACGGCTGCCGGGTCATCGATAACTATGACATGACAGTATCAGTATCAGTATCAAACCAAAACATATCCGATTTCAAAAAATTTGCAATCAATAATCTTGATATTTTGCCGCGCCAGGCTGGCGTCCAATATATTTTCAAATTAGTGTAAGAGGTCATTTATGGCATTAGTGAACAAACCGGACGAAAGCATTTTTGCGTCATCTGCAAAACAGGGCGAAGTGGATAATTTCCCCGATTTATTGCGCGGTTGGGGGATTACTTTCGATCAAACACAAGGCATTCCGCCAATGGAATGGTTCAACTTTTTATTCAAACGGCTGGACGAAAAGCACGCCTATTTAATGCAGCGCGGATTGCCGGAGTGGTCGGCTACACAAGACTACAATAAAGGTTCTTGCGTACAGTTTGACGGCTTAAGCTATCGCGCACTAAAAGCAAACCAAAACAACCAACCAAATGAAGCTAATTCGCAATATTGGGTGCGTTGGGGCTTTACGCTAACTGAAATTGCCCGTGCGACATTAACCCAATACGGCTTAACTCAACTTTATACCGGTTACGACAGTCAGCGCGAGGATTTGGCATTAACGCCTAAAACTGCATTTTTGCTAAAACAGCTTATTGATTCCAATACAAGATCTCTAGGTGATGTTATTCCGAACAGCAAAAAATCTGATGAAGTGAATAATAACTCGTCTGATACTGTAGCGACATCAAAAGCGGTTAAAACGGCTTATGACAAAGGCGTTGAAGCGAAAACCGCAGCAGATAATGCACAACATACGGCAAACTCTGCTGAAAATATTGCAAATAATGCTAATGATAACGCAAACGGGCGTGTGTCAAAGAGCGGCGATACAATGACAGGCCAGCTTTCGGTTCCAAATATTATTACTAAGCACCACGGCACGGGCGGCTATCATAATCAATTTGACATGCAAGCCCCATTTTTCGTTGATGCGGTAGGTTATATACGCGAATCAACATTCCATCCTTTTATAAAAGGCAAAGTTAGAACAAAAGCAGACTGGGGAGCAGTCTTTTCGATAGGATATACGACGAAGCAAACCGGATATTACGAGAATGGTGAATTTGGACGCGGCGTTATAAATTTAAACGAAGATAACGGAACTTTTAAAAACTGGGAGTTTGAGCATAACGGTACATTCCGGTCGGCCGGTGATGTAGTAACATCAACCGGCAGATCATTAAATAGTACAATCTACAAAGAAGGCAACCCAAACGATATCGCTCTGTCATGGCTAACAGATGGATTAAAAGTCCGCGTTGATACAACAGACTTGGGAAGAGTGGTGTTTCGACATGATTTCCAATATCAAAAAATGGGCAATTTTGAAATCCGCAGGTATCCAGACGGGACTATGATTCAAACCTACATTGTCTATCAGTACGACTTAAAAGATTTCAATGATGAAAAATCATTTAACTGGGCCCAGGCATTTATCGACACGCCAATTGTCATCCCATTTATTACGACAGAAGTTAATGATGCACATGATTGTGGTGTAAACATTTTAACTAAATCCAATCATGCCACAGTATTTTATCGCGAATATGAACATGGTAGTCCTAACCAGGGAAATTTACGTATACAATTTTACGCAATCGGGAGATGGAAATAATGACAATGTACTACAAAGACGGTTTCTATAACGATGAAAATGGTGGCTATGTACCGCAAGGCGCAGTAGAAATCACCGAACAAACCTACCGCACTTTACTTGAAGGACAATCTGCCGGTAAACAAATTATTGCCGACAGTGAGGGCAAGCCAATTTTAGTTGAACCACAGCCAAGTCATTTGCATGAATTCAAAAACGGCAAGTGGATAATTTCAGAGAAAAATAAGACCGCACTTTTGGTGGAACAGCGTAAAATAATTTGCGCCAAAATCAATCAACTGCGTGATGAAAAAACTGCGGGCGGGGTGTATGTGGAAAGTATCGGTAAGTGGTTCGATTCGATGACAAGCGCGCGCGACGTCATGAGCTGAAGCAGCGTTGATGTGTGGTGATGAAACGTGCGTGACGACGTATGAAATGATGTGTCATGATGACACGAAAAATGAAAGCGTTATCAAAGAATTGAAAGATCCAAGCTGCACAATCATCAAGTGCAACAAAGCACAAATTAGCATTGGAGCAGTCAGCGGAGCCATTAAACTATAATTATTCAACCGGGTGGAGCAAAACCTATGCAGATAAAGAAATTAAAATTTGGGGCTACCATGTGGTCGTGGCAATCGATCAGTTATTTAATGCGCTAATCGGCGGAGCGGCAGACGAAACATTGTCAAGCCGCACTTACCGCCGCGCAATCCTCGCGGAAAAGCCTAAAAAGCGCTGGTGCGTTTGGTATCGCGTCATAAATGCCGTGTTTTTCGACAAAAATCACTGCAAAAAGGCGTACGAAAGCGAAATTAATCGCCGACAATACACTCAGGACTTTCAATAGCAAAAAAACGGCGGGTAATGTCGTGAAGTGTCATTTTATTTTCCTCGTTTTATGAGGTTTGCATGTGTGTTGATGTGTGCCATATTTGTGCCATTGATAAACGGCTAACTGCTGCTATTTGCTTCTGATGACTACGATTAATTTATAAGCAAGAGGCGTAAGGCATTGTTTTACAATGATTTATGTATAGGCTTTCAAATATGGCATTCAAGAGGTCGTCGGTTCGATCCCGATTATCTCCACCAAA